GATTGTCTAGCTAATCCACTTTGTTGATCTGTTAATCAAATATTCTTTTCCTAAGAGCTAGAAAAATATTTTGTATGTATTGAACACTATAAACAACTACTAGGACAATAAGTTAAAAAGCAGATATAAATTATTTTGTGTTCCATACCTTAGTTATACTGGTAATGGCTCTAGTAGATTAATTAAAATATACTCCCCTTTGTATATGTATGTAGCCCTTACTAGAGCCATCTTTTAAACAAAAAAAGAGGAGATACAAATCTCCTCTTTTTTATTTTCAGATCCTGAAAGATGCTATTGCTAGTAATCCTTCAAGTTCTAGTTATTGAATGATAACAATCTACTTTAAGTTTAGCTTACTTTTTTCTTTGCATAGGTCTTTAAAACAGACATTACTGCAGCTCCACCTGATAATGCAGCTATCTCTAAGTTTGAAATATCAATACCTAGTGCAGGTGTTATAACTAATGCTGAAGTTGCTGCCTCTACAAAAGTCCATATACATCTCTCTAATAAGTCTTTTAACTCATCTGACATACTATTCCTCTTCTTTCATCTTTGTTTGTACTTTTTTAAACTGTGTGCATTGTTTATTAATACACACAAAAGCATTATTAATTAATTCTAGTTTATCCATACAGGTATTACATTGTAATTTCATTTTTGACTATTGAGCTTTGAAGCCTTTTAAAATCCAAGTTTCTCTAAGAGCTTTTACTTCTGCTTTTAGATGTTTAATCTCATTTTTAATATCTTCTAAATCTTTTTTTAAGGGATCTACTAATACAAGATGTTCTTTATCTTTGTTATCAGTCTGAGGTTTTTGTATATTAGTAATCCAATCTCTAAGAAAATCATCTGGGCATTTAGTAGCTTTAAAGAAACTGTGTGGCTTTAGCTCTCCTCCTATCTCTTTCCATAAATTTTTAATTGTTTTTAGTGCTTTGCTACTAGGTTTATCATTTACTCCACCTAGCCAACAAACAGAATAATATTGCTTATTTCCATCATTAGTTCCCTGTGATGCAGGTCTATTACCAAAACCCCTGCCAATATAAAGATTACCTGAATCTCCAACCAAGAAACTATAACCAATATCATTCCATCCTCTATCTACCTGATGAAATTTTTGTATGTTTTGTAGTTGTTGAATTTCCTCTAATTCATTTTTAGGAGCTGCAATAGCTGAATAATGAACTGCAAGTCCTTTTATGTCTATGTTATGAGAGTAATTTTTCTTAGGTGGATAAGCACCCCATTGCTCTCTACTAATTTTATTCATATTTACCTTATAACCTTAATATAATCCCATTTTTCTTCTCCTCCAATTACTAGAGTTAACATTCCTGCCCTAGATTTGTCCCCTTTAGTGTTTTCAAACCACTCAGAGCCTGAATCTAGTGTTGGAGCTTGTACTATTAGTCTATCTGAACTCTCATAAGCTAAGAAATAATGATAATGCCCATGCAATAAAATATCTGAATCAGCAATAGAGTTTCTTGCAAAAGCTTGATCTGATAGCCATTTTCTTGATTTAGCCTGTGAATTTGCCCCTGATCTCATCTGATGCCCATGTAGTATAGAAATAACAACACCAGATACATCAAAAGTTAAAGATAGTTCATTCTCTGGGATAATAAAATCTAATATATCTTTATATGCAGGAGCTTCTTTAAATATCTCTTGTAATTCCTCTGCCAACATAACATCTTTATTATCTCCAAAAGTAGTATAGGCTTTGCCATTCTGCCTTTTTTCTCCATGGTTGCCACCTGCAAAAGCAACTAATCCTCTTTTAAATAGAGGCATTATCTCTTTTATTAAGGTATAAATCATTCTCCTAGCTACTTTTTGCTGTTGTCTATCATCTAGCTCAGTCTGGAACTCTTGCATGGCATAATGTCCACTACAACCCTCTACTAAGTCCCCAAGCCCTGCAAATAGCACCTGATCTATTGTTTCATGCTTCTGTAACTCTTTAACCTGCTTTTTTATCTTAGGGATATAGCTCATAAATCTCTCAATAGATTCCTCAGTCCCACCCTTACCAATCTGAAAATCTGCAAGTGCTATTGTAAATGTTTTAGTATTTTTAGTTACTTTTTGTTTAGGTAAAGGCTTTTTCTTACTAGCTAACTGTAAAAGCTTCTTAAAGTCCTCATCTGGCATATAGACTTCATTAGATACAATCTTAGCTTTAAAGTAATAGAGCCTTTCTATCTGCCCCATTCCTGCATTGACATCCCAAAACCTTATCTCTGCTGTATTCTCTACAACTCTATAATTACCTGCATCTACACCAAAATAAGACTCTAATTGCTCCTGCCAATCAACATTGTTAGTTGGTTGTGGTTTAGATACTATCTCTCCTGATTTAGTCTTTTCTGAGTAGTAAACACTAGGCTCAAACCCTTTAGGATGATTAACTTTAGTTTTATTATGTGTAGGCTTTGTGGATCTTGTTTGTGCAAACTTATCTAAAGAGTCCATACCTATAATCCTTAAAATATCTTCTTACTGTATTGTAACTAAGATGTTCAAACTCTTTATGATTAAATACTAAATATTGAGCTGCAACAGTATCAGATATGTGTTTATCTTCTGCTTCTTTAGCTATTTTAAGGAAAATCTCTTTGGCTTTTTCATCTTTTAGGATGAAATTCCTATGAGAAAATTGCCCTGTGTGTTTATATCCCTGTTGTTCTGAAAATTGCTCTAAATCCATAGCCAACCTCCTATAAGTATAGGATAGTTGTTATCTAAGACAATTTATGCAGGTTTTGGATTATCTGCTTTAACTTGTGCTATATGATCTGCCCAAAGAGTAGTGCCATTAACACTATCCCAATATTGCATATCTAGTTGATCTTGTATAGATCCATAAGCCTCTTGCCTAGCTTGTATATAACCAAATTGTTGATCATTATATTTACTGTTAGCTAAATCTACAATAGCTTGCTCATAATCAGCTTCTGTAAATTCAAGTCTTTCATTATTAACTTGTTTATACATTGGCTTAGCAGCTTCTATCTCTGCTGTAGCTTCTACTGTTAGTTCTTCTAATGTTGCCATAATTATCCTTTCTATCTTATCATACTTTATTTAATTACTTCTTTAAACCATATAATGTGAATGTTCCACTAAGTATGTTTCCATCTTCCATATAAAACTGAACACCATTTGAAGCTTGTGCAACTGTATGTACCCAACCACCTTGATTGCCGTGTAAGTTACCTGCTTGCCTCCAACTTAATTCCTCTAATGTTGCAAAATTATACTCACTAGCATTATTAAAGTTAAACAAGTACATAACTGCATTTGTTTGTGAATTACTTGCAGTTCCTATTTGTTGTCCAATATAAGTTTTAGTTTCATTTGTGTTTGAACTATTTGTAAAACTAGTATCTGCTTTTAATTGTTTTCTAGCCCTATCATAGTTTGCTGATGTATCAGGTGAACCACTAACTAAAATTCTCAAAAATAAATGCTCTGTGTCAACACTTCCTGTAATGTTATTCAACTTAACCATATACACATCATAAGAACTATCCCAATTAGTTCCACCTAATTCAACACTTGCTACTGCTGATGTAACTATTTCTTCATCTATTTTTATTAAGCTACCTGCCATATCTATCCTTTAACTCCATATACACTTGCTTTAATTGTGTCAAAAGTTCCTGATTGTGGGTATATTTCAAATCCATTACATTGTTCTGCACTTTTTAAAACACCAATTCCTTTTCTACCAATAGTTGCACTTGTAGATTGTGCAGTTCCCTGATAAGTTAAAAATTGATAACTAGAGCTATTAAATGGATTAAAAGCATATACATTTACACTACCACTACCATTTGTTGCACTTCTAGGACTTACAATTCTATCTATAAAGGTTTGATTTGTATTTTTATTTTCTGTAAATGTATCATTGCTAAACATATTTAAACTTGCATAATCATAATTTGTAGAATTAATTACTGTATTTGAGCTATCTAAAAATCTAAATCTCATTTCTGTATCAGCAGAACTATCTGATTTTATTGTTATTAAATACACATCATAAGTTGCATTAAAACAATCTGTAACAACTAATGAACTAACAGAAGTTCCACTATCTGATTTTATAAATTCTAAATTAGTAGCCATTATGAATATTCCTTTATGCCATATAGGGATATGTCTGCATTATCAATATTTCCAGAATTTGATAATATCCTTATCCCACTAACTTCACTTGCTTGTGGTAAAACACCACTTCCAAAATAAGTGTGTGAAACATTAGATGAGTTTTGAAATTGAGTATGGCTTGTTAAAAAACTGTACTTTGAACTGTCTATTAAATTATAAAAATAACAATATCCATTACCTGTTTCATTAGTTGCATTACCAATACCACCTGTCCACCTGTAAAAAGTTGCTGATGTACTTCTTTCCTCTGAAAAGCTACCTGTTGAAGCACCTAAAACACCTGCTGATTGATAGACACTTCCACTTTCCAATACACCACTTTCAAAAAATCTAATGTCTATAAGTTGGTTATCTGTTGCTATTGCCATATCATTTATGGTCATAAAGTGTACATTGTAAGTTCCTAAGTTTGTAAAATCTACTTGTGCAACTGAACTAACAGTTTGAGTTTCAATTAATTCTAATTGTCCATAGTTAGTATATTTATCTGATCTTGTTAAGTCATAAATATCTTTAGGGTTAAATATCCCTTTATTATTTCCAAAACTTTGTTCTGGTGCTTCTGGTATGTATCCATATTCACTCATTTAAACCACCCTGTACAATGTAAAAGTTCCACTTGCTATGTTACCACTTGAAAAAAATATATTAACTCCATCAACTTCTGATGTTACAGTAAATACACCACCACCTGCTCTACCAAAAGACTGCCCTGCTGAATTTTCCCAACCAACATTTTCTAAAGTGAAAAAAGTATATTCTGATGAATTATTTGCATTAAAAATGTATAAGTTGTTTTGTACAGATAAAGTACTTGAGTTTGATTGTTGCCAAGTTAATTCAGTTTTATTCTCATTGGTGTTACTTGCATTACCAAAAGAACTACCTGCTGATAGTTGTTTATTTGCTCTATCATAATTTGAAGTTGTGTTTGGTGTTCCACTTTCTGTAAATCTCATATGTAAATAAACTGCATTTGTTACTGGTACAACATTAGTAGTAACAAGTTGGTAAACATCATCACTATCTATGCCTGTTAAGGTAACACTAGCTACTGCACTTGTTACTGTTTCTGTTGCTACTTGAATTAATTGTCCTGCCATTAGCTATCTACTCTCAATCCATAAGTTCTAAATACTGTACCTGTTTCAAAAAAATTTGAGTTTGATGAATAGACATTATATCCTGTACAAGAAACTGTTGTTTTTGCAACACCAATATATTTATCACTAGCTTTAAAACCACTCCATAAACTCATACCTTGTTTTAAAAAAAATGTATATGATGAACTTGAAAATGGATTAAATACATACACTACATTAGTTGCAATTTCTGGATTTAAATCTAGTGTTCCAAAAAAACTTTCTAAATTAGTATCATTTTGAAATCTAATTTCCCCAAAAGTAGTGTCTATTCTCATTCTCCATAATGCTCTGTCATAAATAGAGTTTGGAATAACACTTCCACTAGAATTTATTAATCTTGCATTTGCACCAAAATGAGAAGTAGAATTTGATGAAGTTTCAGCAGTAATTTTATATATATCAAAATCTGCTGAAAAGACATCTGTTATATCAACACTAGATACACTAGAAGTTACTTCAGTTTCATTAATTAATCTTAGGTTACTCATTGTTTGACACCATAAAGTTTAAAGTTTGAACCTGTTTGAATATTTCCACTTGATATTTTAATTCTAAAACCATCTACAACACTTGCTTGTGGTAAAGCATTACCACCAAACTCTACATTTAAACTTCCCACAGTATCACTACTATTAGTGTGAAATGTCATAAAACTATATTTGCTACTGTTTCCAAAGTTATATCCATAAAAATATCCATTATCTGAATAAGCAGTAGCATTTCCATTATTACCTGTTAACCTCATAAAATCTGAACTTGTACTTTTTACTTCAACAAATGATGCAGATGCTCTACATAACTGACTTGCATATTGGTAAACACTTGCAGTTTCTAACACCCCACTTTCATAAAGTTGTAGTTGTAGTTTTACATTATTAGTATCTTGCCCAACATTGTTAAAAGCTAAATAGTGTACATCATAAACATTTTCTTTTATATCAGTAAAATCTACAAAAGATACTGCACCACTTGTAGTTTGTTCTTCAATAAGTTCTAATGAGCCACCCCAATGTCCATCTTTTTCTAATTGAAGTATTTCACTAGGTGTATATAAACCTGAATTCTTTTTTACATCATTTGGTTGTGTACCTAAGTAGGTCATAGTGATCCTTTAGGTTTGTCTTAAAAATGATACATTGTATTCTGCACTAGAAGCTGCAGAGCATAATCCCTGTAATATATCTCCTGTTTCTAATGTTATCTTTGTAGTGATCTCAATGGTTGTACCAAAAGGTAGTGAAACATCATTAAGAATATGTGTCAAACTTCCACCTGACTTAGTCACACTTAGATCAATAGTGACATCAGAACTTGAGCCACTTACATTAGATACCAAAATGCCAATTACAGTTTCAGTAGTTGAACTAGGTACTGCATCAATAATATCTGCTGTTGATGTTCCTAGAACTCCTTGAACTGAATGTAGTGTATCTGCCATAACTTTCCTTTCTTAGCTTAATGCCAATACTAAACCTAAGCTAACACCTGCTGATGCAAGATTAGCTATATCCTGTGCTGTTGTTTTTTTAATGTTATTTGAATCATCCACATCAGCAATCAAGATTTCATCTCCTCCTGCAAGAGTAGCTGTAGACTCTGAATTTATATCTACATTAAGTGTTACTGTACCAGAAGTTCCTCCACCAGATAAGCCATTACCTGCTGTTACTCCCTCAATATCTCCTGCTTCTGCCCCTATCCAAGCTGATCCATTCCATGCTTTTAGCTGATCAACTGATTTATCATAAAATATAGTTCCCTCAACCTTATTTGTTAGAGCTGCATTAGCTGCTGTTTCATCATCATAAATAAAAACTATTGAATCCTGAATGTCTTGAAACCTAGCTTCTGTTACTAGATCTCCTGTTGTCCAATCAAACCATGCACCTGCTGCCATGTATATCTCCTTAATTCTTTCTAAGTATAACTGATGTTAGTATCAATTCCTAGTTTTGATACTCCTAGAATCCAAGCACCTGTTTCAGCAGGAGATAACCCAATCTGCCAATTCCAAGTCTTGTTTCTAGCATCTACTGTGTGTTTTATTCTTTCAATAAACAGTTCATAGGTTTCTGTTGTAGAAGCTGTAGTGGTAACACTTGCCTCAACAAAGCTGCCTAAATCTAATCCTAGTGCTTTAGCCCACAAATTAACATTTTCTCTAGGAGCAAAAGACAAAGACTCAATTATTGTTTGTGGTATGTCATTAGCTACAGTTATCTGCTCTGCAATAGATAAAACATCTGAATCCTGTGTGTTTAAAGTACCTGACTGTACTAAAACATTAGATCCAAACCTATCTACTGAGTCTGCACTTACTGCAATCTGTGTTGTTCCACCTGATCTAGTTCTCTGGACTGTATTAATAATCTTTTCATCATCATAAGAAGTTTTTATATCAACATAGTTAAGCTCTCCTACACCTTGCCCAAAATTTGCTTCTGGTGTTGTTGTATTAGTTAATCTATAGTTTCTATCTCTAAAAGTTGCATCTCCATTAGCAGCAATAAAGAATGTGCCATTCTCTGCTAGTTCTACAGCTCTAAGTGCAGCTAAAACACTATCTGTTTCTGGTTGTACCTGAACTTCTAGTTGTCCTGTAGATATTGCTTGATTTGTATAACCAAAGCTATCAAGTATGTTTTTAGCCCTTACAGAGCTTAATTCTTGTGCTTGTGTAAGTGTAAGCCTAGTGTTTGTACCTAGTTTAGAGATACCTAACTGCCATCCAAAGCCATTTAAAGTAGCATTGTTAAACAATTTAAAAGCATCTACACATTGTATTTTAGTTTCTGCATCAGATCCCTGTGCAGGATAGTTAACAGGAAAGCTCTCTACAAAGCCATGAAAAAGAGTATATGTAGAGCCACCATAAGCAGCTTTTATCCTTATTCTTTTTAATGGTTGTATTTTTGATCTGTTATTTACTGCATCATAATAATGAGTTGTCTGGTTAGGAGAAAACCTGTTATCTGAGTTATCTAAAACAACTGTAACTGATGCAGGGTTAAAATCTGAAAGGTTAGTTGCTCTACCTCTAGTAATACTAAATCTTCTTAAATAAGTAGAAACATCAGTAAAAGTTTGTGTGCTATCTAGTGGATTAGAGTCAAAAGCAATTTCTACTGTTAAATCAACATTAGAATCAAAAGGAACACTCATTATCTAATTGCATAACCTTTTCTGGCTTTTCTTTCCTCTGTAACTTGTAAGAAGTCCTCTGCATTATCAGCTAAATCAACAGTTACTTTAATTTCTTGTTCTGCAACTGCTCTTGTTACTGCTCCAATATCTTCTCCTAAGAAACTAAAACTACCACCTGTATCTATTGTTGATGGAGCTTTCTGAAATAAGCCACCTCTTCCAGCTCCTGAACTAGGAATTAAATCTATAATTGGACTCTTATTTCTACCCTCAATCTTATCTATTTGTTCTTGTATATCTGCTGAGGGGATCATAAAATCTTCTGGTATTCCTGCCTCATCTAATTGTTCACTTATAATTACAGATAAAGGCTTATTATTAACTTTTTCTAATAAAGTAAGGTATTCACTATAGATATCATTAAAAATACTTGAATAACTAACTCCTAAACTCTCTGCTAAAGCCTCTAAAGTTTCTTTAAAATCATCTGCACTAAATAAATCTGTAACTTCTTGTAATTCATTAATAGCATCTATTTGCTCTTGAATAGCAGAATTGCTTTCATCTACTGCACTTTCCATTTCAGACTCAACCTCAGCTAAATTCTTTTTAGCATCTCTTAACTCTTCTGATTCTCTAGTAAGTTCAAATTCAACATCTTTTAACCTTTCTTGAGCTAGAGCAAGTTCTTCTGTTACATCTTTTCCCTGTTGTTGAAAGAATATTAACTCTGCTATTTCTTGTTGAAGTTGTTTTTTCTGTAAAGCCTCTTCTGCTGTAGATAGAGCTTCTTTTCTTTGTGCCTCTGCAACAGCATTGGTAGCCTCTTCAAGTTCATTATCTTGTTCTACAGTTTCTCCACTTTCTTTATTAATAATTCCATAAATTTTAGCTATTCTGTCCAAAGTAGGTAATAAATCTTTTTTAAAAGATTCTCCAAGTTTTTTGTTTTGAGGTATTAAGTTTCTGACAATAAATCTATTCTTTTCTATAGACTTATTAATTATTGATTGTGTAGAAGCATAGTTAGATAATTGCTTAACAAGTTCTGCTGTTTCTTCCTTATCAGCTCTTCTTTCTCTACCTAAACCTCTTAAACCAAGTGTGCCATCTGTATATATTCTGTTTGTTTCTCTTAATTCTTTATTAAACTCTTCATAGTCATCTGGTCTAAAGAAATCCATAAAACCATCAAAAGAATCTTTCCCTCTTTCAAAAGCCTCAACTGTTCCTTGTATTGTTAATCCTAAATTTCCAAACTTTGTAATTAAATCAGGTGTTGCAGTTTCTCTTAGTGAATTAAACACACCTAATAAATCAGCTGCAGCAGGTAGTAATTCTTCTCCTATTTCCTCTTGTAATTCTGTAGTAGCAGATCTAGCTATTAACATCTGAGCAGCAAACCCAGAAGCCTCTCTAGCTGCATTACCTTGCTGTACAGAGGATCTTTCAAATATAAGAGCAGTTGTAGCTAATGCCTTTTCTTGTCTAGTTAAAGCATCTGCACTATCTTTACCTGTTTGTTCAAAAGCCTTAGTTTGTACCTCAGCTTCTGTTATAGCTATACCATAAGTTTTTAGAGCTTCTCTCTCCCCTACTAAAGCTGATCTAAAAGCCTGTAGAACAGGAGCTGCACCTGCTGTGATGTTGTTAAATGATGCTATATCTCCTGCTAAATCAAATAGTTCTGATGATAAGTCTGCTGACTCTTCTTGTGTGAAACCTATACCTTGAGCAACTGAGCCAAAGACTGAGATAAGTTGTTGTGCTTCTGATGATGTTAAACCAAACAAATTAGCATTTTTACTTAATTGTTGGTTGAGCTTTTCAGAGGCATTACCAAAAGTAGTTCCAAAAGCTCCTGCAGCTTCTTGTGCTGATGATGCAGCTTGAATTGCAGAAATTGAAAAATCTCCTAATGCTTTAACTGCTAATAATGATGAGCCTACAATAGCTGTTTTACTAAGTCCAGACATACCTGCAGCAAACTTAGCATTTTCTTTAGTACCTTTATCAACTTGCTTCTGAGTATTCTTTATCTTTTTAGATGTACTATCTAAAGCTCTTCCAACTTTATCTGCACCAATTAACTTGATGAACATTTCTAAAGTTGTTCTTGCCATCTTTTTATCTCCTCAATTTAGATTTTGCTCTGGCTTCTGTCATAGCCTTATGCTCTTTTTTATTCTTATCTATGTAGTATAACTTCCAAGACTCAAATTCTTCAACACTCATACTTTTTCTAAGAGTATCAACAGTCATGCCTAAGTCCATAGCTAATCTAAATTCAAAAGCTAGTTCTGTATTATTCTGGAAACTGATCAGCTATATTAGCCTGATCCTCCTTAGTCCAAGCCATGCACCTGTAAATCCCTACTAGGACTGTATCAACTATTGTTGGTGTTGCTTTAGAGTAAAACTCTTCTACTTGATCTAATGTATTAAATTCAGGATCTTTTAATCCTTTTAGCAGTAGATGCTTTTCAAAGAGTACCTCATCTCTGACACCATCAACCTCTGATAATTTATTAATCTCAACTGCATCAGCTTTAGTTAAGCCTGTAACAATGACTGTTGCATCCCATTGTGAAATCTCTATTTCTTTAGTAGGAAGTGCAGGAGCATTAGATATATCATCTAGTTTAAGCCTCTTCATGATAACCTCTTTCTGTTGTGAATTACTTAATGTTTATTTTAAGCAGTTCCCTCAGTTACATCTCCAGAAACTTGAAAAGCAGCTGTAAAAGTAACAGCTCCACCTATATCAGGTGTTCTATCATAAGAAGTCATTATTGCTTCCCCTGATGCTTTAGGATTTCCTCCTGTAGTTCCAATTGGATAGAACTCAAAAGATCCCTCTGCTCCAAGTATTCCAGATAAGTAACCATCAACAGTTGCATCAAAAGAGCCTGAGATTGTTAAAGTTGCATCCTTTAGTCCTGCTACATAAGCTTTAGAACTATTTGTGAATGCTGAAACCTCAGCTACATCAGCAGTTCTTGAAATAGAAACATCAGTAAGAACATCAGAGATATCTCTTAAAGTTCCACCAGAATCATCAATCTTGAATGCTGCATTCTTTCCATGTGTAAATGTTGGCATTTATCTTTCTCCTCTATATTTATTTCTGAGCAAAACTAACTGCTGCTGTTATGCTACCTGATCCACCAAAAGTTAGAACAGCTCTTGCATATCTTGCAGGATTAGTATCACTTGTTATTAATTCTGATGTTGTACCTGTTGCCTGAGTAAAAGTTATATAATCAGAAAAAGTTACATTATCAGCACTTGTTTGTATTTTAACATCTAATGTTAAAGATCCACTACTTACAGTACAATGAAGCACTCCTGCACCACCATTAGTACCTGCTGCTCCATAATCAACTCCTGTTTCATTAGATGAACTTGTTATAGCAGTTGGAGCAAGTAAGCTCTTTCCATTGTGTGCATCTCCATCAAATTGAAATGCTACAGCTACTGCAACTACTGAGCCAATGTCTGCTGATCTATCATAAGAAGTTTCAATGACATTACCAAACTCAGTTGGATTTCCTCTTGTATGCCCAATAGGAGCAATAGTAAAAGCACTACCTGAACTACCTAATTGGGATAAAAACTCTGCATCTGCATCTGGACTTGAACTCTCAAAATAACCTGAAAGAGTAGCTGTTCCATCTTTTAATCCAGAAACATAAGTTTTAGAACTTGCTGTAAATGTTGAAGTTTCAGCTACATCTGCTGTTAAAGATACACTTGCATCAGTTAAAGTTGTAGATAGATTTGTATTATCTAATAGTACAACAGCATTTTTACCATGATTAAATGTAGGCATTATTCCTCTTCCTCTTTAGCCATTTTACTATCAAATTTTACTGCAGCTTTATTCTTTATCAAACTTTTAGCAATCTTGTCTGGTACATCACAGATTTCTCCTGCTTCACACCTTATTTCACTACCATCTTTATCTGGATAGTTACTTCCAATTAATATTTTTATTTTCATTATGCTATTACCTCTATATTGAATGTTACACCAAGAAAGCTAGTTCCCTGTGTTACTTCATACTCTCCATAATCTGTTGCACTTATAACTCTAACAGACATAGCAGCACCTCCCAAAGTTGGATCACTCTCAATAGCTGCTTTAACTGAGGTTGCCCCAGATGAGGCTAAATAAGCATCTACACCATCTTGTGCAGTCTGAGCATCTACTCTTGATATATACACCACTATAGGTATCTCATAGGTATCTGAGCCTCTAGCCATTGTTGAATCATAGTTTAAACTATTTAATGGAGCTACTAATGCTATAGGTGGCTCAATCCAGTCTGGAACATACTCATAAGCAGTTAATCCAGATATTGTTTCTAAATTTGTTTTTAAACCATCTCTTATTGCTGTTAAAGCAGCCATTACTTAACACTCCTAGCTATATCTCTTGCTATAGATTCTAGCATATCTTCTGCACCTGCTTTTATTTCTTTCTGCTTCTCATAAACAACACCACCAATAAAAGGCTTCATCTTCAAACCTCTCTTAGATATGGCTCTAGCAACTAAGAATGGATTTAGTTTAGGTGTACCTCTCTTAGCCCACTTAGCAAGACTAGATCCCTCTTTATAAGGTGGAAAAAAAGGCTTTGTTCTCTTTACTGGACTAAATCCCCTATAAATTGGTTTACCATGTATAAAAGGGGCTGTGGGGCTACTAGAAGCTAATTTAAAGCCCTCAGACATCCTTAGCCTGTTAGTGTTACCTAATTTAGCAGTAAACACACTTCTCCTAGTGTTACCTGTGTTTTTATTGCCTCTACCTGCTTGTGATCTAGGAGATGGCTGATTTTCTAAAGCATTAAGAGAATCCTCTTTAAGTTCTAGTGCAAGTTTGTTAAAGAAATCATTACTTCTTTTATTCCAAATAGATTGTGAATTGATTGCTCTAGATAAGTCTAAAGCTCCATTTAAAGTTAGTTTCATACACCATAGAGCCTATTGTTGTTTATAGCTGTTAAGCCAACATAAGGTCTACCTGATGCAAGAGTAATTGTTGATTTTTTAAATCTTTTACATAAAGTTTTAACATCTGGATCAAGCTCAGAAAGAAATATTATTGGAGCTTGTCCTGTTTCTGGATTACCACTAAATCCCATAGGACTGTTTTTTCTTTGCCAAAATCTACTAGCTTGTATTAGTGCAGCTTGTGTTATAGCTTCTGGGATATAGCTTCCTGCATTGTGTTGATCAGGAAAACCAAACTTAGCAGTAATTTTTAAGCCTTTAGGATGGCTAGTTGGTAGTATTTTACCACCATTCTCTATAGCCATAACTATTTTATCAAAAGGCATTGTTGGTGTTAGTTTGTCTGCATTAAGTGGATATAAATAATAATCTGTGTCTAAAACTAGAGTCTGGTCATCTGTGCCATCTTGATTAAGTGTTGTTACTACTAAACCTGTTGTTGTAGCAATATCATCAATAAAGGCATAATCCATAAACTCACAGTCATAATATCTAGTTTCAACTGTTTCACTTTGTATAAACTCTCTTCCTACAAAGTCATCAATGGCTCTACAAGCAGCATCAATAGCAATATCAAGATTAGCATCTTGCCCTGTACCTGTAATACCAAGCCAAGTTTTTACATCATCTTTATCTACATACTGTGTATGAGCCATTTAGTTACTTATCCTCTTTAGGTTTAACAGCTTTATTTTCTACTTTTTTAGCTGCTTTTTTCTTAGGTGTTTCTAATTTAACATCAGGCATAGGATCTCCCATACTTGCAACAAGAACACCACTTAGGAAAGGACAATCCTTACCTTTAGCAAATTTACCTGTTTCATTATCTTTCCACACAAAATCTGCTTCTTTTTCTATAAATTTCATATTTTTGTTCTCCTCATGGAACACAGAGCCAATAATCTCATTCTTTAGAACAAAACTATGGCTCTGTATTTTTTCCATATTAATTAACTATTATTCAATATCATTAATTCTTGTGAATGCTTGTGGTTTATACACAGCAAGAGCATACCTTAAGGAAGCCTTTACTGTAAGTATATCTTTACCAAAATCTCCATCTTTAGCTGAGTCTGAAATCTGTAATTCCATTCCTCTTCTAAATACATGGTTAACTGCTAAAGAGCCACCAAATTTACCAACAACTACATCAATAGTTGTAGATACAGCACCACCAATTTGTGATGATTTAACAACAGGTAAACCCCAAATAGTTGGAGATCCTGCCAAAGCAGAAGCACCTAACATGAAGTTATTGTTTCCATCAACTTGACTTACTAAAGCATTGTAAGCAGCAGGACTCATCAAAACAGCATCTGGAGCTAATTCTCCATTGATTTCTACATCTTTGATACCATCAAGAATTGTTCTTAACTTACCACCTGCAGTATCAGGGAAAGCCCCTGCTGTGTAAGTGATTGTGTTGATTCCTGTTTGTTGAGTAAGTCCTTTAACATCTGGAGCTACTCCACCACCAATTAGGAATTGTTTTTCTAATCTTTGCATTACATGATTTGCAAGTCTGCCATCAAAATATGCTCTTGCACCTGCTTGATCTTCAAGCAACTCTGCTGTGATAGGCAAAGTTGTGATGAATTTTCTTACAGGAGCTGTTACAGCTGAATAGCTGAAAGCATCTTCTGGAGCAGCACCAGCTTCTGCAGTTTCTGCTGCATTGTTGGTTGCTGTTTCTTGCAAGAAATAATATGTTGTTTGATCTGTATTGATAGAATCTACCAAGTCCAAAGCAGGATTAGGATTAGGCTCTATAGCAGGAATAACTTGCTGATAGACTGTATCTCTAGTCCAAACTGAGGTTGTTACATCAGTTTTTGCTTCAAAAGGAACATTCTTAATACCATGATCAACAAAAGATTTATAAGCATCTGAATCTATAAATTGTGCCCCAAGAGATTTTGCTTCTTCTACTTCTGGCTCTCCATAAACAGGCATTCCAGAAACTTTTTTAGAAGCTTCCATCATATCAGAGTTTTGGGATTTCATTCCCTCTAGATCTTGTAATTCAGTAATTGAATCTCCAAGTTCTGCTAACTCTTGATTTCTTCTCTTGATTTCCTCTTTTTGATCTGAGGAAAGTTCAGACATATCTTTTACAGAGTCAAATATTTTAGCTAAATCTTCTGACTTCTGAGCTTTTTCAACTCTAAGTTCTTTTAATGTTGCCATTATATCTTTCTCCTTATTAATTATTTTCCATTAAGTTCTGTTGAACTTCTAGAAATAACTCATTATCTTTAACAGGATCATAACCATAATCAGCAAGAGCATCATCCAACCTATTATAGATTGAACTAACACCTTGTAGATATTTAGCTATAAGCTCTGTAGATTTTGAGCTAAGTGTCTTTTTTTCAGAGTTTCTTAGAGAAGCTAGATCCTCTATTCTCTCTGTGAATGCCTTTAACTCCTCAAGAGAAGCTACAGCATGTTCTCCAAGCCTCATACCCTGTTGGGATGAACTGATACTTGCATCAGTAGCACTTGAAATCTTTAAATCTTTTTCTTTGGCACACTTGCCATCTTTTTCATAAGTACATTTTCCATACTTAGATTCTTCCTCTTTTACTTCCTCAAACTCTGTATCTACATCATCATAAGTTTGTAAACCTGATTTAAGAGCTTGTACAAAGCTGTTTTGTTGTGCTCCTACAAGTACTGGAGAAACTTCCCAGACTTTAACATCTTCTAGCACTCTTACAGGAACTTCCTCTCCTTTAGAGTCAATGTGTGTTCCTTTAGATGATTTAAGCACTTGAAAGCCATAACTGAACTGTTGCATATCTTGCATAGCCTTTACAGTTTCATAAGCCTCTTTGCCTGCTTCTGTATTAAGGAAATAACCTTTAAACACAGCTTTTTGATTATCTGTTTCTATGATGCCTCTACCAATAACTTTACTCCAATCATGATTCCACACTAAAGGAACTTTGTTCCCTGTGTAGCCTGATCTTAATGAGTTAGCTTTGGTTACATCATTATCACTATCTATAGTGTCAAATAATGAAAAAACTGCCTCTATGTATCTTGTATCTCCATCTTCTTTTAGCTCAATAGGAGCATTCTTAAAAGAAAGATTATCTGGTCTTTTTAACTCTTCACTCATCAATTACCTCAATATATGCTTCTGTACACCTGCAATTCACAGTCAAAGCTGCAGGAGCTTTAGGATCTGCAGGAAAATCTAACTTGATTCCATTATACAGATAAAAGCTATCAGCAGGAACTCTTTGATTGTCTAATATAAAATGAGCCTCTCTAACAACACCATCTCTTTGTGATACCCACTCTTTTTCTAACCTTTTACCTGTGGACTTAGCAGCTCTTTGCTGACTCCAAGAACTAGCCTTAACAACCTCTGTTCTTGCAATAGTCTTAGCTCTGTTTAGTGATTGCCCACCTAGAACTGTATTTATGTTTTTAGCTAATTGATTAAAGAATTTATCTCCCTCTGGTGTACCTGCAACAGGATTAACTATTCCTAAATCCTCAAATTCTTTTAGTGCTTTAGCAACTATGGTAGATACTCTTTTCTTTGTTGTATCATTTAAGTCTTTCATTACAGACTTTGCATTCTCTTGTAAGAAACTAGCTGATTGCCCATCTTGAAATACTGAGCCAACAGCAGGTGGAACTTCTCTTTGTCCTCTATAAAAACCATCATTAACAATCTTTTTAAGTGTTCTACCTGCAGGAAGTAACTCAGCTAAGGTATCAAATACTGTTCTTATAGCTTGTTCCTCTGTAACAGTTACACCTAAATCAACTGGATCTGCTGCTTTGAAAGCATCATTCTTAGGAAAGAGATTATCATAAGTTCTAACTGAGAAATCATCTGTTAGTGAATAGAACAATGGTAATAACTCTTTATCAAACTTAGTATCTTCAATAACTATATCTATATTTGTTTGCATAGCATCTAATGTTGAACTACCTGCAATAGCTTTAGAGATTGCTCTTCTTTGTCTGTTAAGTTCTTTAGCATATACAGTTTGGAAAGTATCTTCCCATTTTTGTCTTAGGCTATCTATAGACTTCCAGTAAGCAGCTTTCTCTTCATCTGTTTTCATAGCTTTTACAGTAGGTAAACCAATAAACTTAGTTGTTGGCTCTTCCCAACCATATAGATCAAACTTCTCTGATTTTTCTTCTTTAACCTTTTCAGCTTCTTTAGTTGCCCAGTTATAAGCCCTCATCTTGTTGCTCTTAGAGATATCTCCACCCCATAACAACCAAGCTACTTGCCCTTTAGTTGGATTCTCTCTATCTCCTGAAAGATAAGCATTGGCATCCTCAGAGTCTAAATCTCCCTCATGCCTACTAAACCAAGCTGCCATTCTGACTACTTTACTATCTGAGATAGTGCCATTAGCCATAGCCCTAGCCTCTCTCTTGGTTTTATCAGTTAAGCCATCTCCTGCAAATTCAAGTAGATCTAAACCTCTTTGTGCATTTTTCTGTATGTAGGTTGGAACATTATCTACCTTAGTTTCTATAGATTTCTCTTCATCCTCTTCATCTTTTTCTAGCCAAGAGGTATGCACTCTTTCTCCATCTGAGGTTATGATATGAGCATCTTTACCTTTTTCCTCAACTGTTTCATCAGCTGCATATTCTAAAGGAGCATGATACATTGTTACTTCTGATCCATCTACAGGTACTTCTGCAACAGTCATATTTCTTACAAAATAATCTCCATTGTCTAAAGGAGGTAACTGATTAGCTTGTCTTGCTTCATTAACAGTTATAAACCCTGCATTGTAACCCTGTACTATTCTAACCATTGTTGCATCTTCATCCTGACTTAAAGCCCTGACATCAGATAAATCATACTTAAAACAGTATGCAGGATTATTCTCAAAATCCTCTAATAAAAGTTGTTTAGTGAACTCATTAGCAAAGTGATTCCACATTGGGATTAACTTCTGCTCAGTAAAAAACTCTCTTAATTCTTTAGCATTAGAATATGTTGCTCTCTCTAGTCCTGCTCCTAGTCCTGCTAAGATTGCAGGAACACCTAACACAGCAGATATTCTCTCTTCATTAATATATCTAAGTTTCCCTAGTTCTAAATCTTTAGGAGTAAAAGAAAGAGTTTGAATATCTACTTCCCCACCAGAGATAACTAATGGTCTGCCTCTGTTCTCTCCACCAAATCTTCTACCAAATACCTCAGCTATATTCTCTGCCTCATCACTTGTCATTGATAAATCATTCTTTGGACTTATAACAACACTAGGCACACCTGTATTCTTAACTAATGCTGCACCCATCTGAGAAGCAGCAGCATCTCCTAAAATCTCAACCATAACTGATCTAAGTGGAGCTAATCCTCTTCTGTGGTTTCTAGGATCTATTCTCTCTCTAAGATGTATCATATCCTCTGGCATTATGTCTAAAGTGTTGCCTTTTTGTTTATATTGATACTTAGTAATTAACTTCTCATCATTACCTTTAACCTCAACCATCTCTGGTAGTAAAGGGATAAGCTGTACAACTGCACCTGCATCATTCCTTAGTTTTAAGATAAAAGCATCCCCATACACAGCTACAGAAGTAACAATATAGTTATTCATTAAGTTAGCAGTCATATTTGGATTAGGATTTTCTAAAAGCATTGCAGCAGGATGATTCTCTACATACTCTTCTCCCTCTTGTGTCTTTAAATAAACTTTAAGTGGTGGCTCACTAAATGCTGTACCAAGAACATTTAAACAGGCTAATGCTGCTGAGTTGCCCTCTGGACTCATCTGATTAGTGCCACTGAAGAAACCTGCATCAGTATTAAAAGGAAATACTACTTGAGATGTTGGAAAGTTGTTAAATGTTTTCTTTTCTGTATTGACTTCCTGTTGACTAAAAAAGCCTCTAATATTGTCTGCTATTCCCAATTAAGTTACACTCCAAGTTGTTTTTCTAACTATACCAAATCTAGCTGCATAAGCTAGAGCATCCACCTGATCATCATGAGATCCACTTGATGGAAAGCTAGTTAATTCTCTTTCAAATTCTACTAACCATTTAGCATTTTTCAAAAAGTAGATAGTTCCATTTTCACAACCTGCTGCTGCAGGAACTGCTCTTGCAGTCTTAGACTTATCTGCTTTTAAGTTCTTAATAGGCAAACCCTGCCTCCTAGCCATCTGAATAATACCCAAACCAAAACTAGAGTCCTCTACACCTAGCCAAGCCATGTTCCATTTACTAATCATTGATTCTATTTTAGGTAGTAGCTCTGGAGCTTCTAGTCTATCTCTGAATATATCCAATACTAAAAGCTTACCACTAGGAGTTGTTCCTACTGCCATTATTACAGAATAATCTGCTGTTTCCTTAATACTTAAAGCTGTATCCATTGTGCCAAAGATACTTAGTTCACTATGTTTAACTATCTCATCTTCAAATACATACTCTGGATCTTCCCCTGCAATGACATCATAATAAGCAAACCACTCTCTCTTAAACATGTGTCCTACCTCTGTAAACTCTGCTAGGAACTCTTGTGCATAAACTAAAGAGCCTAATTCTTCTTTGGCTTGTGCTAACTCATCTTTATTAATTCTAGGACTGTTCTCAGTAGGATAATGAAAGACTGCCCAATCTTTTCTCCTTTTAGCATTATCAAATAACTCATAAAACCAGTTCATACCATTAGGAGTAGAGATAAATAAGGCTTTCCCTAAGCTATCAGATAATATTGGTCTAACTGTTTCCCAAGTTTCTTTGTCTTGATAAGCAACCTCATCAAAGATAATTAAGCTAATACCACCTGCACCCCTAAGAGTTTCTGGCTTGTTAGCTGATTTAATCTGTATAGATCCACCATTCTTTAAAACTATTCTTTTCTCTACTTCTCTAACTTCTGCATATTCTTCTGGTAGTTGTCTAACTAAACTTTTAAGATTTAACCAACTTTCTAAAGCCTGTGGATATACAGGAAAGATAACCCATACTTTAAGTCCTTTTAGAGCTTGATCTACTGCAGCAACTAAAGATAAAGTAGTTTTACCCCACCTCCTGCCACAAACAGCAATAATAAATCTTTTCTCTTCTAATGCCTGTATTACTTCTATTTGTCCAGAATGTAGATCAGGTGGAGTTGCCTCAATAGTCTGAGTCATCATCCTGCTCCCAATCCCACTTAAACTTAATCTGTGGATATTCAACCTGTGTTACTTGTACTTGTGGACTTCCTAAGCCATAAATCTGACTAACCATCTTGTAGCAAACATCTAATATTCCTTTAAGTTCTGTAGGATTCATTGAAGCTAAATCCCTTTCATTTATTTCATTAATTATCTTAAATACAAGTGGTTTAAGTTCATCAGCTAAATCTCTTGCAGTTTCTCCAACTTGAGCTAAAACTTCATTAATTATCTGCTCATTTAGCATTCTATTAATAGCTTTAATTCTATCTTGCCATTGATGTTTAACAGCTATTTGCTTTACTCTTCTATCTGTAATAGTGAAATTATTGGAAACTTTCTCATAGGATCTTGATGCACCTAAGCCCAAATAGTATTGAAACCTCTTAAAATCTACATTAGATTCCCCTACCTGTTGTTGATTAGGTAGAGCTAAAGACATATCATCTATATAATCCATAAAAGCAGTATAACTTAAATATTATTTATTTTTACAATGCAAAGAACAACCACAGCAAAGTATTGTGCATTTACAACTCATCTATTGCTTTCAAGCCAAGTAATTCTGTCATCAAGTGTATCTAGTTCCCACATTCTTTGTTCTAATCCCTGTATCTGAGTTTCAAGTCTAATAGCTTTACTGTTTAAATCAGTCCATTCCCACTTCTCTGGGATATATTTCTGTTCTAGATCCCAACCACTATCCATAACATCTTGTCTTATACTACTTATTTCTGATTGTAGATAAGCAATTTGCTCATTAGCTCTTCCTAAATTAGCAGCTGCCATCTCTAAATCATTAATCTTTTCATAAAGAACAGCAATATCATTAGAAACCATTGTGCTTTCTTTTAAAGCAGTAAACTCATACTCAATACTATTCATCCTGTCATCAATGCCTGTTAGAGTAGTTAAAACAGCATTAAGGGATTGAATACCTGCACCAACAGAACTCATTAGAGCTATACCTGTTACTACTAAACCTAAATTATCTTTTACTTTTTTTAACACTTAACCACATCACTATTAAAAACTCTATCATTAGCCACCAAGTTTAATTAAAACATCTGTTAGAGCAGAATTTAGCTCTCTTTCTCTCATGGCTAAACCTATAATACTTTCCTCTAATTTTTCTATTTGCACCATATACACAGCTACTTGTGATTGTAACTGGTTAACTGTTTGAAACAACCAAGCAACAAGAGCAGCTAATCCACCTTGTAACACTTGATTTAGATTAACTGTTGCTTTCATTACATCATTAAAGAGCCAATAACTAATATAAAAGTAGCTACTATTCCTAAAACCTTATAGAACTCTGACTTGTCCAATTTGTTTTCTAGTTTATCTTCTAGATCATCTAATTTATTTAGCACTAATTGAAGCATCTCTTTCTGAGTAAATCCATTGTCTGCCATAGTACTAATTTACAGGAAAAATCAAATATCTTGAAACTTTTACTTTCTTTTTATTTTCTTCTATGTAGTAAGAAATAGCACCATGCTCAGACTTAACTTGAAATAGAATCTTACCATATCTCCATAGAATGTCTTGTGTTGGTGGATCAATAAAATCTGTTGCAGCTTCTACAAATTGTACTTTTAAACCTTTTTTAAAATGGGGGATCTTCATTATAGAACATCTTTTTTGCAACTTTTCTGTAAGTGTGTGGATTTAAAGCCCTGTTAAGCAATTCATCCTCCTCTGCTTTCTTGTTTATATAAAGTATATGCAACAAAGAAATTAAATGGTCTAAATCCTCATCAATCATAGTTGTATTACCTGACTCATTAACTACATAGACATCAAATCTATTTCCAAAGTTCATAACTGCTTCAAAAACTGTATAAAAACCCCTAAGAAATAAAGTAAAAGTGACACCACCTTTATTTGTACCAAAGATTGGATGCTCTATACTTCCATCTATTTCTCTTATGTTCTGTATCTTGTCAATTAAAGTATATTCTGAATTAATCTGCATAAGAATGCTCATATACCCATAATTTATATCATCAGCAGCATATTCCATTAGCCCCCCTTATGTTGTAATCTTTTTGTCCAAAAGCCATTCTGCCACCACTTCTTTTCATAATTGGTAAATGATTCTCTAAACAATCACAATAATTAGTATCTAATACATTAACTTCTCTAGGATTAATTGTTTTTAGTGGTATCTCATAAAATTGCTCTCTAACTGAGTCTTTTTTCATCTCTGGAGTAACTTGATTAACATTTATTGCAAAAAACCTATTAGGAACACAGTTTAAAAAGATTAAGCCCCCATTATCTTTTTCTCTAA